AGTATTGAAGAGTTTTTCAGTCAATTAAAACATTACATAAAAAAGAAAAGTCCAAATACATATGAAGATATTTATAATACAATAAAGGAAATATTAGAAACTAAAATAACAAAGGAACATTTAACAAATTACTTGAAACATAGTTATAAAATATATAAGTAATAATTATGTTTTTGTCTCATTTTTCTTTTCGCTCGGTGTAATTTGTTTTTGTTTTTTATGGTTGGTTTGTTTTTTAGTTTGTATAGATTGGTTATGCTAAAGAAACCTTATATTGATAACGATATTTTTCTTTTTCGCTGAAATTGTCAGTTATACAAATTACTTTCGAAGGCTTGTTTATAGTAATTTCTTTCATAGGACTATCGTAAATACTGGAGAACTGGGTATAGGTTATTTCCATATAATCATCTTCCGACCCGGTGCGATTTATTCGCGTAACTGTATAAATATACCGATCTTCTGAATAATCATACCTTATATGACGTTGAAAGAATAGTTCCAATCGCTTATGCACAATAGACGTTTTGGTTTTGCACCGAATAACTGTTTTAGGAATAATACAGTATTTTGCGAACAAATTATATCCGAAAACGTCCGAACAAGTAACACCTGCATGCTTTCGAGTATTATTCGAATATGTTGTAGTGTTTAATGACATTATAGATTATCATATAATAACTGGTTTAACTATTTATCATTGAAATACTTTACTGAAAATATTTCAATTTTCTTTATGAGAGAACGCCGCAACGATGAACGAGTGTAAGTGTTCAAAACTATGATTTATTTTTTCGGGCCAGGTTTATAATTCTCTAAATATTTATCCAATGTTTGTAAATGGAGAGATGGTTTCTGTGAGGGACTTCGTATAGATTCAGCTTGATACAAACTACGAAACAATGTCATTTGCGGAGATGTTATTTTTACACCTGGTAATATTAGTTGATATTCCATTTCCGTATTTTTTATAGGAGAACGTATAAAATAATATGTATCTTTATTAACATTTCCACCCATTATGAGCCAATCTATTTTTTCATAAAACAATGACTTTATAGTAGTAGATGAAAATAGAACAATACAAAGATCCAACGCATTTGCCAACATCCATATATCCAAGTCGGTTATATAATAACTATCACTTTTCACAACTTGTTCAAATGTTGCATTTCCCCTAAACAATTTGGCTTTTCCTTGAATACCTAAAATAGACAGTATTTTTTCCTTATATCCGGGTAGGACTAAATAAGTAGAATATGCTTTGAGTAAAATATCTTTTACATAATCGATACTATATGGCTCCGGTTCATCCCCTCTGTCAATCTCATTCATAGTTAAAATATAAATCATCATGTAAAAACTACTTTGAGGTGTTGCATAAAATCTATATTCATCCGAAGTTGTTCGAAACAATTTACCCCACAAACTCATAGTCGGATGACCTTGCACGTTTTTCAGTTTTTCTTTTACATAATCCATATTTATTGTAGTTTTTATATCAACATTCGTCTCATCGATTCTTTGTTGTTCTTCTACAGTTATAGGTTTGGTTTGATATTTTTGTGAAAACATAGGAACCGCAGTTTGGTAATTAATGTTTTTCAAATATTTATTATCATTAAACTCCACTATATCTTTAAAATAATCCGCATTCAATAGTGACTGTAATAATAACAATTCATTATCATAAATTACATATTCACTATTACCGATATTCAAATAGGAAGTGGAACTCAACATAAACAACTTAATACGTGTATATCGAATCAACTCATCCGCCATTCTGCCATAGTATATTTGTTCATTTGAAACTTGACTATCCAATAAATGAGTATTTGGTATCATAATTTTACCATTTTCATTATCCGTAAAGCAGACCATTTCTCCTTTTCCGCTCGTGTTCATACACTGTTTTGCTATAGTATTCAACGCGTCTTCTGGCATATATGCAAATGTTATACGATTACCTACTAACTTGCGCAACGCAATTATCATATTACCCAATTTTTCTTTATATGTGAGAACTCGGTTATCTAAAATATCGATTATTTCTGTGCGAATTGCTCGATTATCATAATCCATTAATAATTTACGAATAACACTTCGGAAAAATGTGTAATACCTAGTCTCTAAATCTATTTTACTAACAACGGATTGGCGTTCTTTATCTTCCGTTTGCGACGTTGTTATAACCGTATCTGCCTCCAAATAAGAGACATTTTTGTTGATATTATTTACAGCCGACCGTATGTCTTCGGAATCTTTTACTAAATAGCTATGATTATGAATTGGTATAACTCCATCATCCCAAATATTCTCCGAAATCGGTGATATAGGAACAAACTGATTGGTTTCTGTAATAATCCCTACAACCATTCCATCATCCAACAATTTCATTTTAGGAAAACACATGACTTTACCTCCAGTTTCTTTATGAACACTTAATAGTTGTTCTCGGGTTGTTGCATAATCTGCCCATAATGTATCATCATCCATCCATTTTTCAGGTATATTCGAAATAGGAGCTGATGGATATGTAGGGATATATACATTTTGTCCCATTTGTTCCTCCGTTTCTTTATAGACAATGAATCCTACCACCTTTCCTTGATAATTGAGAACCTGATATTTAATGGAATAATTAGCCAATTTCAGTAATTGTCCGATTTCCAATGCACGTATATTTTTCTTGAAATCATATTGTGTAGGCAATCCCGGTAATGGTGCGCAATATTTGTTTGTCGTTTTTTGAATGATATTTAGAACATATTTTATGTTGGAAGGTGTATTTTGTTCTCGAAATGCTTTAACTATATTGATTTCTTTTTTAGCATACCCGCATATCATATCATAATGCGTTCCATTTTTATCAGATTGTTTTAATATCATTATCGTTTCTTTTGAATTATCATACAATTTATTGGAAGAAGAATGAGTTGGACAAACAATTTGTATATTATCGCGAAGATCGTCTTTCGGCATTTCCAAAATAATCAAATTGAAACCACCGGGCATAATCGCATCGTCGGATTCAGTAACTATATCCCATAAATACGTATAATCTATTTCTATTGTATCATCATCCAAAAATAATATAAAGTTTGCAAAAGCTGCAATAACATCATTTAATAAATCCATTTGTTTTTCATCAATTTGTTTTTTGTCATTTTGAATTATCTCATTATAGAAATCGCTATTTTTTATATATGGTTTGTTGTAATCAATATTTCCTAAATCTATTCTAGACGGTTTGAAAGTAGAAATGAGAGAACCATTGTAAGAATGGACAAAATGGTCTAGTGTTAGAGTTGAAATAAGTTTATCTTTTAGTTCTCTAATAGTAGGTGTTTTTTCCATCTTATGTTTATGGGCATACATAATTGCAACACAACCCATAAAAGATTGAAGACTAAGATTACCCTCGCCATATGGCAATATTTTTTCAACACCATACCGTAATAAACACACATCTTCCTTGTTGAAAACTCCTTTTTTACTTTCTTCAGCTTTTTCAATACACTTGTTACTATCTTCATATAAAAAGGATTGCACCGAAAGTGGTAAATATCCCCACTTACCTTTTTTTATATCTATTTTGTCAATACCCACAATATAATCTTCTTTTGGCGGTGGTTGTTTTTTCTGCTGTTCTTTTTCGTTTAATGGACGACCCTTTTTATCAACTGGATTATCTTTGTCATCTGGCTCTGCACTTGCACACGTACTCATATGAGTATTCCATAGTTGGCTTCTCCACCCACTATAACAACAAGGCAAACAATGTCCATCAGCCGTTTTTTTCGTTAAAACTGCTGGGTTATGATCAACATACGAACCATCCGCTTTAACATGCGTCAATTTACTTTTAAACTCTACTACATATGCACCTTCAGGAACTACTTCGGCATCATCTGGTATAACATTTTCCGGGTATTTCGCCCCCGGGGCACCACAATCCCCCCTTAAAACTTCTGTCTTTGTCATACTCATACCCGTTTTTAGACACCAATAACGAGGACAAATATACCAGAACTTCTTGTTTGGGTCAGTGCCATACCGAATTGCGTGTTGGTATGACCGTTCTTTACCATATTTAGCATCATTTTCATCAATTTTGGCTTTTTCTTCATCGGTCAAAATAATCGGTTGTTTTTTAGCCGAACTTTGACACAATGAAGAATAATTAGTAAACTTTCCTGATTTTGTTTTAAACAATAATGGTTCTCTTTTCTGCATGCGACTTTCAAATATATTCGGATGTTGTAAAGATTCTCCATCCCAATCTCTTTCATACGGTTTTTCTATATTTCCTTGATTTTGTTCATCTTCATCTAATAGATCATTTAGCAAAACATCATTTGTTATTGCATTTTGTGCTTTTTTCTTTCGGCCTCCACCACGAAATAAATCATCGGCTTCTTCTTCATCTTCGTCGCCATAAAACAATGCATCATCTTCGTCATCATCTTCTATTGCGGTTTTATTGGCATCTTTGAAAAAATCATCGGCTTCTATACTCGTTTCTTTTCTCATAGAATCTCCAATCGGTCCATCCATACTTTCTATAGAATCAGCTATTATATCAGGAACCACCGGTGCAACTACAACTATTTGATTTTGTATATGAGGTTTATCTATATCAGCCTTCATTTTCGACGCGGTTTTACATACAGCATCTATGTGAGTTTGTTCAACTTCAGTAGTTGTTGGGTGTTGTGCTATACGAAGGAAACTGTCTATATACATGTGTAATATTGGAATATATCCAATATTCACTATATTATCTATTTCAATATTAATGTTATTTTCGTTGTCATCATATATTCTCGTTTGAAATCCCGGAACATCGGTAATTTCTACATCTTGTTGTTGAGCAACTGTTTCTAAATATTTACCAAATACTTTCGTTGCTTCTTCATTATTTAATTGTAATTTGGTCATTATAGCTTTTATTATCAGTTCAGCATTATCCGTTCTCTGATATAACGATTGAATAATCATATTTGTTGCATCCATTTCTTTAAAGTTCTCCACACGTTTGAATGTGAGTTCAGCCGGAGATGTAACACCTCTTTTACTTTTAGTAATTTTGGGTTTGATAATAATAAACATACTAGATAGACATTTGATATATCGTTCTAGTTGTGGTAATGAAACAGTTATCAACATTTTTGCTACATATTTCATATTGAGAACTTGAACCGTTTCTTCATATAGATTCTCAAACGCCCGCAATTTATATCCAGACTTTTGTAAAAACTGATTGATATTATCTATAACTGGATTGACTGCAATACGAATATATTCATTGAGTTCTTCCGGTAAAACGGCAGTAGTTAAATCTCCATGAACATGGATATTACCACTATCTAAAAAATCAATATTAATTTCTTCGGATATTTGCGGCATTTCTACAACCATAGAAATCTGGTTTCCTTTTCCTAATGTTCTAGATAATCGCGTTATTTCTTGTTCCTCCAATTTAGGTTTTTTTTTCCCATTTTTTGATATTTTATTTACAAATAATCTATACAAGTTCTCGCGCATACTTCCTGGATTGTATTTTATAAATGGTATTGTTTCGGTTGCATGTATATTCTTAAATATTATTTCCAGAGGAAGTTTAGCATTTAATAATGTATCAATCATTATTGAAAAAGATTGAATACCTCGTTCTACATATATCAAATCCGAAGTTCGTTTATTAAATATATCGTAAAATAAATCGATTGTTTTGTAATATTCAAATGCATTTTTGTCTATTTTTGATTTAGCTTTTTTCAAAATGTTCTCCTTTTTCGACAATAATTGTTCTATTGTTTCTATTTGATCTTCTAAATACAAAAATGGAAAATATGATTGTATTACTATAGGCTCCAATATATCCCCAGACGATTTCGTTTGGATATAGTTTAGCACATTTTCAGCAGAACAAACTGTTATAACATTATCGATAGGATAACCATAATTCAATAATAACATATTATCAAAAACAGTTAACACATTTTTATTAGTAGGTTTATACAAAAATGCATCGCCGATTGTATAAGGATTTACTGCGAACATAAAATCCTGGTATTTAGAGAACTTTTGTCCCAATGGTATTTTTACACTATAATCAGTCCCTATTATACCCAACACTTCTTCATATGTATATTTCGTATTATCCTGGGATATATCGGCTTCATCAAATGATATATGTAAATTGTGCAATAGTTGGATCAATTGTTCTCTTGTAAAATCCGTTTTCCAATTGTTTGTCATTTGTTGATAAATATTTAGTATATCCAATTGTTTTTCTATTTCCATAAACAAATACAATTCATTATATGATATCACATTTTCGCCTATAGCATGAACAATCTTGTTTTTTATAACACGTATAGAATCATCTCTATGGATTTGTTGATTGGTATGTATAATAGGAACTTTCAAATCAGTAAGTTCAGGTGTGCTAAAGACATGTTCTCCAGAAAACACATATACTTTTTCTAGAACACCATTTGCATCTAAACAATGAACTTTATAGACATCCATATTTATATATTTTTGTGTTATTTTTTTGTATAGTTATTGCGCAATATCATTTATATATTGTGCAATTTTGTAATATTATCCTGCGATATACTTATTTCATATCATAGAACGGATTGTCCGTTATGCTCATTCCGCAATATTCTTTAGGACTTTCTTTGTAATTGGCTGGATCATGAATATTCGCCTCTTTCGCTTTTTCTAATAAAAACCGGAAGTTCTCCCAAAACTCGCTTTTATGTCCAATGGATTTAGTGGCTACATGCGACAATTCATGTATAGCTACAAAAGTAAGCGTATGTTCATCAATCAAGTTGCTATCATCGTCTTTTTTCTTATTCAAACAAAACGCGATTTTTTCCCCCTTGTTCTCGCTATACGCAGTCAATGTGCTAGTTGGTAAAGTTTCCATTACTTTTTGCGGATCAAACCCTGCAACTAATCGTTTTACATTTTCTTTATCACCATAATTCTCTTTAACGAATCTTACTAAATGCCGGCATTTTTCTGTAACAGTAGCAAGTAAATCAACCGCTTTTTCTTGTCTAGCAACAGTACCATCTCTTACACAATACGTATTACTGTCTTTCGAAGAAATAATACATTTCAACCCATCAAATCCTTCCAGTTTCGATAAATATATAAATATACACACCCCTAATATTACACCAATTACAACATAAGCTAAAATATCCAACGAGTGCATGTTTTTGCAATATACTTATATTATTCGTATATTTTTAGGAGAACCTATATTATTGTATTTTATTACAAATGCTTTTTATTGTTTTCAAATTAGGCACATGCTCTCCTAATATACAAACAGTCATATTCATTTTTTTCAGATATTTTTGAATAACGTCGTTTATATCACGCTGTGTTATATGTTTATAATAGTTCTCAAATCTGTCATAATATGAAACTACCGGTGTTCCGTCATCATATAAAATAAGTTTGCTACCATTGTAAAAACACGCTCCTGAAATAGACTGGTCTATTGCAATACTACCTTTCAAATTACTTTTTGATATTTGCAATTCCTTTTTAGAAACCCCATTTTTTTGTAAATCGGCAATAATATCCATTATCAGCGGGAGAACACCTTTACCTACTCCTTTATTTACTAGCAGTTTAGCCGGGTCGGTCTCTGCACCGATTGAAAAATCTCCTAAAATATTGTAATATCTAGTGTTTGCATAGGATGTATATGTCAATCCATTTTCTTCTCTTAAAACAGTAAATAATCGAGCACTCATATATCCGCCTAAAATATTTTCCAAAATATTTAGTGCATATTTATCAGGAGAATATTGAGAACACGTCCTAAATCCCACAATCAAATGCAATGTATTAACACCCTTACGTTGTTTTATAATATATTGGGGTTCATTTTGTGGTAAATAACATATAGCTGGGGGTGGATGATGAATAAACGGTTCACTATGTCGCAATTTTACAAAATCACTGTGATTAAGAATATCTATAAATCGCGAAAAAGAAATATGCGATACAACACTTAATACCATATTACTTGGGCGATAAAATGTTTTATAAAATTGTATTGATGTATCGTAGTCCAATGACCCAGGTTTGTGATATGAAAATACATCTATTGGATATTCGTAGGACGACCCTTTGTATACACTTGCATCATATACATCTGATATAATATCAGAATTAGAATCTTCTAATATAATGGTTTCTTCTACTACTACTTTTTTCTCTTTTTCAAACTCTTTTCGATCAAAAATTGAGTTCATCAACATATCTCCTAAAACTAAAATGCAATTTTTGACATATTCATCTTGACAATTTACAATATAGTTGGTATATGCTTTTTCAGTAGTAGCATTAAAATAGGCTCCAATTTCGTCATATGTATTTGATATATCTTTGGATTGTGGCATTTTTTTTGTGCCTTTGAACACCATATGTTCTATAAAATGAGATATACCCCGGGTCTCATCTGTTTCCATAGCAGACCCTACTTTGCAAAATAGTTGTATTGCACTTGTAGAAATACTATTACGCGGTTTCTCGTAAATCAGTCTAAATCCATTATGAAATGTATGTGTATGAATCATTATTTATATAATAAATTATGATACTATAATTAGTTCAATTTATTTGGTTATACATAATCTTACGATGATGAATCATCAAATCCTTCACCCCCTTACACTTGTAACTTGATGAGACATTCTCGCAATTTATTGGCTGCCGTACCCGATTTCAAGAGGAACACGTCCTAAATCAGGTTCTATAGTGCTTAGGTTCCATGGACCAACTTCTTGTTTGGGAATAATAGGATCCGATCGCAATTGCAAGTTGGCATTTCTAAGACTTTGTCCAATAGTATCTAATCCGATATGGTATCCAGCCTGAAGTAAATCGGGCATTCCGCCTTGATTTAGAGAACTGGGGTTCAGAGCCGCCCATTGACTGTTTTGGTCTTGTGGTAATAAGTCACTTGGTCTAGCAACTGATTGGGCAGAATAACCGCCGGCTTGATTGGGGACTGTTTCAGGAGCATTGACTACATATTGCGCTGAGGTTTCTTTTACAGAAGGTTGCTTTCTTAGATTTTGGCCATTTGGAACACTACCGTCTTCCATATTATCTAGGATCAATGATTTCGAAGATGAATAATATAACACAAACATTACAGATATAACTAAAATACCCATCAATAACACTTTATCTGCCGAAAAAAGTTTAGACATACTTTATATACATACGACGGATAAAAATATTTTATATTTTTGTTATTTTTGCTAAATAAAATGCGGATAAGTTTATGGTAATTATATGTGAAATCGTTATACTATTTTATATTTAAAACATTATGAATATTTCTAAAAGGAAAATATATCCGATACGATATTCCTAAAATCTATATTATTCTGGTTTTTCGTAAAATGTATCTTCATCTAAATCGCTATCGCTATCGTCTAAATCTTCTAGCATATATGTATTTTTAATTCGTTTTGCTTCTAAATAAGACGAAAGTGCTAAATCTCTAGCTAACTTAGCCTTTTTTTTTGCATCTTGATACATTTTATAATAAACATCGTTTCTATTTTTGATTTGGATTTGTTCCGTTTCGGGTATTTCATCTAAAGATAATTCTATTTCTTTTAATCCATCTGGTTCTTCTGGCTCATGCGAATCATCCACCACCTCTTTTATTTCCGGTATGATTTCATTGGTTTGGCTAAACGACTCGGTATCTGCATTATCAGACGAAGACAATGCCGCTTCGGATAATCCTTTCATACCTATACTCATTTCAAGCTCAGGAATTATTGGAGAACTAGGGACCATAGTGTTCAATATGTTAGAAGTATCAACTACAAATGAATGATTTTGTGATTTTCCTAAATATTCCATCGTATCCGTTGTTTCGTTTTTTTGTCTACCTTTAATCAAAATACATTTTTCGAATAAATTATTATTTGGTAATACCAACATTTGTTTGATTTCCATTTCAATTTGGAAACTGCGAGCAGAACATTTTATACCTTGTATTTCTAAAATAGTCATAATATCCGTTTTATCTGATATTTCATCCGGTTCAACCAATTCTTCGTTATCATTATATATTTTTAGAGAACATTTACCCATTTGTGTAGGTACATGAGTCCTCACAATGTAATATTTCCCGGATTTATACAATTTGAAACACGATGAAAATGAGTTCTCTATGTCATGCAAATCTAATTCTGTATCGAACCAGTTTTCCCTATGATCATATATGTATTTTTGAGAATAGTTTTCTAATTTTTCAATCCACTGTATAAAGTTCTCGTGTTCATTCGTAAACATCAAATCGGAATAATATTTTTTACCGGCTTTTAATATCCCCTGTTTTGTATTACATTTAGGAGTTTGAATATACAATGGCAAATCATTTATTCTAAACTTTATAAAATAATTTCCACCAGCAACTGAAGTTGGTTTCAACAATACCAGTTTATTGAATGGGAAATCGTCTGCTGCGTTATATATTCCTTCCATTATATAATGAGTTTGCATTTTTGTTATTTTTTTTGAACGAGAACCATATTTAGGTGCATAAATACAATATACCTAAATATAGTTCTCGTAGTATAAAATAATAAAAAATATGCACTATAAATAATATGTCATTGAAATCATTCCGCGATACTTGTATTGAATATTTAAACAAAGAAGATACAAAACATGATTTAAAAGAAATATTAAAACCTATTGTATATACTATTTATAACGAAATCTACATTTATATTTGGCTAATTTGTTTTTATAATGTTGTATTTATTTTTATAGTTTTAGCCAATTTCATTTTGTTATTACGAGTATTGCAAAAAAAAAATTATATGCCTGAAAAATATATTTAGATAATATATATCCATAATATGGCAAGACGTCAATCGCAACGAAAGCAATCGAAACAGCAAGGCGGAATAGGAACTTCTGACCAAGCCCTCAAGGTATATGGTGGTATTGGACAACAACATTCAGAAAGTGATGTTAGCAACAAAATCGCTACAAATGGAGGACAAAACCCGGCTGCAGTACCTGCTGCCCCTGGAACTCCACAAGCAGCGCCTTCTGCGCCTACAATGAAAGGTGGTAAATTTTTGGAAGGGCTTCTTGGACAATCTTCCAAGAAAGAAGAACAGGCTCCTGTTGTCGGTGGAAAACAATCTAAACAACAATTGCAAAAAACCATTAAAAAGCAATTAAAGCAACTTAAGCAACAAGGAGGTGCATCTGCATTGAGCTTTTCTGAATATAGCTCTGTTCCTCAAAATGCGGTTGTTCCAAATGCAAATGAATCTGCCGACGCCGCCACCGAATCATTTGCTAGAGCAACTATGCGCGGTGGTGAAGATGGTGATAATGCCCCTGCTGTTGGAGATTTGATGAAGGGATTCATGAAAGCGGGAAGTAAACTTTCTAAAGAAGAACTTGAAAATTTCAGTAGCCAACTTAGTAAATTGCAACAACAAAAACAACAAGGCGGTGTTGGAATGAACGAAATCATCGTTCCACTTATTTTGTTGTATGCATCTCAAAAATACAGTCAAGGAAAGACTGCTAGAAATGCTGCAAGACCAATGCGCAGAACAATGCGCCGTTCTCGCAGATTTAGACGTTAAACATTATCCTAGGTCCAGCTGTTAATGTTTGGTAGTATGGGATAAAAACCATAGTATAGTGTTTACGTTGTATATTTATAATATTATTTTATCATTCATAATATTATGAACCCTTCTAACCAATTATCCTACAATGATAAATCCAGAAATGTTACCCGACAAGGTGTAAATCTAGCAGAGTCATACACTACAGTGTCAGATGCTTCTCTATCTCAAGATAATTCTCGAACATCTACACAAACTCCTCGCACCGGTGTTCTCACAACAGTGCATTCGCTTTCTCATAAAACATTTGTAGATAATATAAAAATGTGGGTTTTATGCGACCAACAATTGAAACTAATAAAAGAAAAATCCGACAAAATACGAGATACTAGAAATACATTAAGCGATTCAATATGCACATATATGAATGAAAATCATATATCTCAAAAAGAAATAGAAATTACAAATGGTAAAATAAAACTATATGAGAAAAAAGAATATTCTCCATTAACATTTTCTTACATAGAACAATGTTTAGCAAAAATTATTTCCGATAAATCACATGTAGAATACATAATACAGTATTTGAAAGAAAATAGAGAAATCAAAACAACTACGGATTTGAAAAGTATTTATAAAAAATAAATAATCGTATAATATAGAAATATGGAAATACAACCATCGTTATTATCCAAAGCAGTATATGGCCAAAATGGCAGAGCGGCATTACCATTAGAAATGTTTATGAAAAAATCAGAAAAAACATATTTTGGTGGCGCAAATGATAAAAAACATCTGGGAGTTCCAGTGGTTCTTGCTTTGGTGGAAATAAATATAAATAAACCTTGTCATAACAACAACAATATGTTGGATTATGTAAGCCCGGCTCATTCAGTAGTATTAAATAACCAAAACACTCCAAATGCGACCGTATATGAACCTATTTCCGATGAAATATATGATACATTGATAAACAGTGTTTTAGATGAACATAGTGAATATCCTTCTGAAAAGCAAATTGAACATATTCCTAAAAAATACACAAGAAAACTAAGGACATAATATACGTTAAGTCATATAAATAAAATATTACAATAAATATATATGAGACGTATTCTAGCAATTTCTTCTATCGGAAATCAACCGCATAATTTGCACGGAAAATATATTCCTGGTTCTGGGGTAGGTGCATCGAGTGTTGCGACAAGAAGGTTGAAAACGCAAAAAGCTGCCCAATGCTATCCACAACCACCAGTTGTAGATATATCATTGAGTAATATTGCAACATTTAATGGCGCATTTGGAAGATATGAAATTACATCAAATACTACAATAACGTATTTACAACATCTAGTTATTCAATCTGGTGAAGTGCTATATATAGCGCCTGGAATTACCTTAACAAATAAAGGATTTGTTGACAATTATGGGTTTATAAGTAATATCGGTCAGCCGTCTAATTCAACAACTATAATAAATATAAATACCTTCAACAATTATGGGACAATTTATATTGAACCAACTAGTAAAATGTATACATATAATGGTGGAAGTGTGTATAATGACACCACAGGCACTATTACAAATGCTGGTATATTTTCAGTTGCATTATCCAGTGGGTCTAGTTGCGGAACTGGTTTTTTCACAGGAAAGCCAATCAGTGGAAATCCATTGGTCAATCAGTGTCCTCCATAATTATATATTTTATTACATGTAAATAAAATATATTTATCGGTTTTATCGAATTATGTATGAGCTATGATGTCCATGGGCATCAGTCAATACGCCCAGTCATTAATATTCAGACCATTTCGAACGATTGAATGAATTGATATTCAGCAATTTATCCGCATTTTCCTTCCAAAACTTCACCTTTTTCTCCATCAGTAAATCTTCTTCTGTTTTTGGAACCAATGAACTTGTTTTCATTGCCTGTAAATCTTTGTCTGTAGCAGTTGGTTTGACTCCGTAACAATTTACGCCAAACTTAATATACGGGTTTTGCATATATCCTCCGTTTATACCGGGGCGACCGCAATTGTTTTTCGTTGAAGGATTTGCTTGTAATTTATTCCAAGTGGATTTTTGTGTAGGGAAATATGCCATTTGACCTTCTGACCATCCATAATTACACCATTCACCGCCTTTATTATATGCGGCTTCTATTTCATCGTATGTTGCTAAACGAGCGCCGTATGCTGAACATACCGCACGCGCATCATCATATGTATACAAATTATTTGTTATATTGAATACCTCATTTTTATCCACAGGTTCTGTAGCGGGTTGATCCTTAGATTCTTCCGGTTTCTTTTCTCCTTCTAGCACAGATTTTAATGATGAAACGTCTAAAATAGAAATACCCAATACATATTTACAAAATGCAACAATTGCTGTAATTGTAAAAACTATAATGGCTAAAGTGTTTAGCAACCATAATGATAATGGAGCTTCTGGACCATCTGTAGGTATGTGAAATAAAAATACAATAGCACTGTAACATACTAAGAATATACCACTATAAATGAGAGTATTTGTATTGTTCAATGTCTCATATGTTGTAGTTTTTATGTTTTTCAACGTGTCTTGATTTTTGTAATAATAACTGATGATATATGCAAATATTGCTACTAATATACAAATATCTACTATTTTCAAAACAAATGATGGACCACTTAGAGGGGAATTGAATGTACCAATAACAGAATATGCTACTATATAAACCGCTAAAAACCATATCAAAATAATAAGATTCGAACTTGTAAAAATCTGGTCAGTTATACCTTTTATATCATCTATTATAGTAGAAATAACAGATGTGTCTTTAGATTCAATTTTTGATTTATCAGAATCTGTTTTATCTGTTTTGGTTTTATCATTACTTGGCATTATGTATATTATACAAGGTTATTTTTTTTGCGGTAAAATAAACAGTATGCCATTGGTGTAATTATATGAGAACTCACTGGTTCCGATATTTCTTGCACACTTTGGTCATTATAATTAAGCCATTTATCAGAAGAGTTTTTCACAAATGCCGTATAATGCCCGCCAGATACACCGCCTATATGATTACAAACACCGAATAAATCATATACATATTGTTGAGGATTATATCCTTTCACATATTTCGATAAGTTGAGATTCTCTATTGGAAACCCGATATAGTTCCCCATTTTTCTAGAACCATCGGGTGAAAATCTTTTTAATGTTATTACTAAAATCTTTGGAAAGTTCCAAAACCCCAATGTTTTTACGACGTCTTCTTTTTTTCCGGTCTTCTCATTATACCATGCATTATCTCCACTCAACGTTTCTGACGCGACAAAACTATCAAAACAATCATATATTGTGCAAGTGTTATTGCTCGGGATAGGTAAATCCATAATAAAAAAACTTTCTGGTTTTGTGCTATGCACCTTTTGTTTCAGAGATACAATTTGCGATACGTATATTCCATAAAACATATCCATTATTTCCGAATATTCTTTAGAATATACATCTTTCAACATTCCATAACATTTTAGCGCTAAATCATCCACTGAGTTCTCGGATTTTCCATTAATATTCATTTTCATTCCACGTGAAATACTGTTATGCATACATTCTATCAAAAATAATAGAAACTCCGGCATATCATTTTGTGCCCAGCCAGTAAAAATATCGCGGTCTTTTTCACTAGCTACTTTATGCACATTATGAACAAACTTATTGGGCGATACAATACCGTTTTGAGCCCACATAACATTTCTTAAATCGTTCCATTCTTCTATAATAGAACAATCTATTAATCCGGGTTTCATATGGCGCTTGTATCCACTAGAATTAAGAAACTCGTGCAATTCATATGTATGATTGAGAACTTGAATACACGAATTGAGAAAACACGTATTTCCTAAATTGACTAATCCAGTTAAGCCTTTTCCATTATATTTTGATAAATCCATTTTTATAACTATATAAACACAATAATACTATATAGTAATAACAAATCTCTATATCAATTATAAATGTCAAATACGGACCGGAATAGAACTAGTGACAACATTCTTATGGGATATTTGATTGATTTGATTCAAGGCGATAATGAACCCTCACCACAATCAAATATAAACAATATTATCAATACGATCAATCTATATCAGAGAAATGTAGAAAGATATCATAGAAATATGGAGAACTTGATAGGAATATTACGTTCTTATGTTTCTAGACAATCTAGAGAAAATCAAAGTATGCCGCAAAATCAACAACGACAATCTCGTGATATATCCAACAATAACATAAATGACTACTTTAGAGATACATCAAGTAATTTTATAAACAACTATTTTAGAGACATATCCAACAATGATATATCACAATATACACCTTTTAGCAGATATAGGACTAGCCCGACATATCCAGCTTCAACTGGCATAAATACTACTTCTGAGAGAACGCCTACATATACATTTTCATATGCATCCGCTGCAAGAAATCAATCAACCGGATTAACTCCAAGTGAATTGGCCAATGTAATATCTGATATAACATATAGTTCAAATGAAAACGAAACCCGGTGCCCTATATCATTTGAAGATTTTGCCGTTGGTGAGAACATTTGTAAAATAAATCAATGCGGCCATATTTTCAAAAGAGGTCCTCTTCATAGATGGCTGAATGACCATGTCAATTGTCCAGTATGTAGATGCTCATTATCTAGTAATACCAATCATTTGACAAATACGAATGCTAACAATAATATCATAAATAACTTTTCAAATTCCATTGCATATAGTTTATTGTCAGGCTTGAATATAAATCCATTTGCAATAGAATATGTATTTGATATGCAGTTAGATAGTTCAGGAAATAATACAGATATGTGAGAACATAATTATATAAAGTTTATTTGCATATACTATATAGCTTAAATATATAGTATGATGAATGAATCCACCCAAAACAATGCAATAGATGACACATTTATACAAGATATACGCTATACTTTACACGAAATAAATGAAACTCAACAAAGAAAATGCAATGAAATAAATGATCATTTCAAAAACATATCGTCCAATCCAGAACATTCTTATTCTAAAAGAGAACAAATTGCAGTGCTTTTAGAAATAATGAATTGTTATAATACGAATATTACAGAATACCAAAAAAATATGAGAGAACTTGGTAAAATAACCAAAAACCTTATAAAAGCACATAGTAATCGGTCATTATCAGATGAAAGTCATACATCGGATGAAACTATTCGAACCGGGTCCTCATCCACATTATACGACTATTTTCTACAGTTGGTATGGGGGAAACCTGCGAAACGAAGTGCAGTTGAACCTGGAAAAGAACCCACGCTTGATTTTGCGAATATTTTTGTAGAACAAGAACCCCATATAATTGAACATAATATTGCAAAAAATGCGAGCGAAATATTTGGGAAAACACCGGAGCGAAGGACACCCCCCAGTGACCTCGCAAAAAAAAAGCGACGCAATACTATACAACCCATCATAAAACACATACCACATATGTAAATCATATATATCTATATCTATTTCTTGGAACTCGCACCCCACAACGTTGTAAGTGTCTGTATTTTGTGTTTTTCATTATAAATATTTGTCAAGAACTTGTCAAACAAGATTGCCTTTATTTTGGCTGAACAGTATTTTTCCTTCTTTTTCATGAATACTTCTATGTCTCCATCCACTTCTTCTTTGAGTTTTTGCATATCTTTCTTGAATGTTTTGATATTTATGTGTTTCCCTTTATTTAGCCATATTTGTTCCAATGCTAGTCCGAATAATTGTTGTAATGGTTTCATCAGTTGATTTGTTATATAGAATACATAATCTACTTGGAGTTTGTTTGCAATAATATATTCGGGAGTTTCTATTTTATCTCCCTGCAGTGCTTTTTTCATATCATTGACTATATGCACAAACTTCATACGGTCACCCGGTTTAGGCTTGTTTCCCGGGTCGCGTTGTCCAATACGATCCGCAAGAACCCGGTGCGCTATTTGTTGCGGATTTTTGTAATCACCCCGGAGTGCTTTTGTAATAGTGAGTTTATCCATGGGAATACTCCCTTTGATGAGTTCCGTGAGCGCGCCTTCCAAGTAGTCTATGGCTTTTTGCACACTGTTTTCTTTCATCAATATATTGAGTATCTGGCCATACACATCTTTCAAGTAATCGCAACTATCTCGGCGTTTTAGCGAGAGTCCCATGTATTTGAGTTTTCCCTTGTTGGGATCGGTTTCATATAACATACCGACATAGCGTTTCTTAGAAAGTAGAACAAAGGGCATCAACGTTTTTTCATAAGTCAGTTCCATAGGAGGCTTTAGGAATTGTGTGCAAAGATCGGCGGCATCTTGTGCGATTTCAATTGTCATTTCTAGCGCGGGTTTGCCCACGATTTTTTCGCCAGTATTTGGATTTTCCAAGTTGAATGTAAAGAATACAGAATCCGTGTTATGCACAATCATATTACCTACTCCAGCTGCGAAATGATGATTTTCTGTTGTAAGGTCATACACATACCCACTGTATTCTATTTCATATAGTTTTTTCACTGCAATTGGATTTTTTCTTTGTGTTTTGTTGGTCATTGTAATACGATATATCATTTGTTTGTCTGAGCGAGTATTTATTGATGTTTTCCATCCCAAAGAGGATGCCAACCAGCATATATATGCTACACTGATTTGATTCTTTTGGTCGATTCTAATAAAACCCTTCACATCTTTATCTCCATCTGCATCATACAATCCTTCCCAAAACGCTTGGCGGATTTCCTGACTTCCTTGCATAATTTCAAGTGGTATTACTTTAGCATATCCATTATACATTTTTTGTCTATAAGCTTGAACAAATTGTGCAATAGAACCATATTCTGAACATCTTGGACTAATTTTATATACTCCAGAACTTTCCAGTGTATCCATAAATACCCAATCAAACTGTGGGTATGCAATTTCACATAGTGACACATATTTATTAATTATATCTAATGATGCATTATTTAGAGCCCATGAATGTTTCCTTCCAGAGGCACAGTTATACTCTCCACAACTCCCATCTCCGAAAAAGAATCCCAGCACACGAGCCTCTTCTATTGAAACTTTATTATCTATAATAGATGGCAATGGAATGTTGTGATGCAATAATTCTGTTCCAACCGCAACATCTTTAGGCGATATTTCTTCCCCAGATTGTAATACCAATGAATGGTCATCTGTCACATCCACACATCCTGTATGAGTTAATACTCGCATCATTTTTTTATGAGGCGCTAATTGATGTCGTATGACACGATGCAATTTAGTCCATCCTTTTTCCGTCCAAGTTTCTACGCCATTTAATTCCCATACTTCTTTTTCTTGTTTTCCTTCTTCTAAACACATTTGCCATCCATCCACGCATCCATATTTAGGACCCAAATCTTCAATTGTGCATATATCCATTTTGTCTCCATGTATTCTAACATACACTGGAGTATAATTGGCAACACTATCTCCGTATACATACTCGGCTTTTGTTCGAACCGGGCCGTGAATAGCAGTCTCATAAACCCGATCGCCATATACTTCTTCTATAATTCGTTTGGCATAGGTAATCATCATGCGACCCGTTGCCGTTGTGCAAGCCGCAACATCTTTCTCATAAAACGTAGAAGTTCTGGCGCCACATTGGCCATACAACGAATTGGCAGTCACCTTATAACCTAACTGACGTTTATCCAAGATATTTTGCATAAAGGGGTCTTTTTCCGTTTTCGCCATTTTCCGGGTGTTGGCACGAGCCTTTAGCAATTCTTCTAAAATAGATGGCATAATACCTTTCCGATTTTCTGGGAACTGTGCCCATCGGCAAATCATCTTACCGACTTTGGTTTTAGCAGCTTTCGCCGCGGGTCGCGCCGGGTTTCGTAAATACTTGAAAGTATCAAACTCGATATCAATATATTCATACCCGGGCAAATTGTCATACACATATTTCCCCGTTTTAGCATCTCGTTCGCCAGTTTCTTTGATGAGAGTTCCATCCAAATCATATTCCTTGGACCACACCTTACTATCGTGCGAAAAGTTCTGACTAATCATTGAAGATGGATATAGCGATGCATAATCTACACACGCCACCGGGTTATCCATATACATGGAACATTTAGGCGGAAGAACAATGGCGCCTTCATATCCTTCATTTGCCCCCGATTTGTCCAAGTCGGGCATTAGAGTATTTTTATCGCGGCATTTTTTGGCTACATAACTCGTGAGTTTAATACCTTGGCCACGGAATACCAAGAAACTGATTGGGACGGAACAAATAGACGACATCTCGACATATCCAGTTATAACATCGATTTTATTCATTAAATGATGAACCAGGTTGCAATCTTGAATACAATATTTAGCCACAATTGCGCGGTCTGCTGAGGACCCTTTCGACAGTCGGAAAATATCTTGCGGAGTTACATCGTCTTTTGCCATACCCCATTTTATGGATTTGCCGCCTGCGGCGGCTTGGACGTCTTCATGTCCATCCAATACCAATACATTGTATAACACTACGGTTTCTTTGCCCTTTACTGTCTCTACGACTTCGCGACCTTTGATGATATCTCTGACCACAAACTTTTTGCCATCTTTGTAATAGTCCGAAGTGAATCCACCTATTTCAATATGGATAAAATCCCCCGCGTGCAATCCCATCAAGTTTTGGCTATAAAGTTCTGTTATAGGGTTTCCTCGGATATCTTCCGTTAGCACTATTTTCTGCACACTATCGCTAATAAACTGACCAGCAACGTCGTCCAATTTATAAGACGACAAATTGAAATCTCGGCGGAAATAGGTATACATATCTATTTGCAACCTACCAGCCATCTTGAAATAGCGCAAATCATATTCACCCGTAGCCAATTGGATTTTCGTATTTTCGATAGTTACAGCCCCTGTATCGCGATTTACTTTAGCTGACAATTCCCCGGATTTTCTCGACAGCAATAGGAACTCGGATTCGCAACTAAGTTCCAATGCCCGCTGAAACATAAACTCATAATCAAACCCAAATATGTTATATCCAATAATAATATCGGGGTTTTCGCGCTGTATAATATCCGTCCATTTGAGTAATACATCTCGCTCCGTTTCCGCCGTTTCTATTTCTACGCCTTCGACTGGATCACAACTTCCCAACACCACGCAATGATTTAGGTATGGCTCCGGTTCGCCATATCGCATAAAGGTCGAACCGATGAAGGTGACTTCATCCCCTTTGAGCGCAGGAAACTTGGCGGTTAATACTTCATTCAGTGTATGTATTTTGTATTCGCGGTCATGGTCATTGCTCATTAATATATCGATAATTGTCGTGGTTGTTTTCGGTTTTTTTACAGATTTAGGAATAGGTTTAGGCGCCGCAATTGTTTCTATTTCTTCCACCACGTGTTCTACCGCATCATCTATATCATCATCGTCGCCATCGCCCTCACCTGCGTCTGCTCCACCGGGCTTGTAGTTCGTTGCAGCTTCTTCTTTCATCCGTTCAAACATAGTATCCAATGTTAGCAATTCCGATGCATCCGTGCTCTCGATATCCGATACTGGTGTCGCAATTATCGTGTCCGTTATTTTTGTAACACGTTCTTTGCCTGGTGCAACTTTCGGATATACTAAATCAATATCGTCGCATTTTCCGAATCCAAATGCTGCTAACACCATTTTTTTGCACAACCTCCCGCACTGTTCTTTTTCCATTTTTTGGCAATTCAAATGACGGCTAAATACATCTACAATATTCATAGCCAATCGTTTGTATGTCTTTTTTGGCAGTGGGAAATCGCCATGAGAACTACTAGCTTCAATATCAAAACTGCATATTTTGTATGGCACGCGGGTTTCTTTTTCTGGCATAGGTTTGATATGTTCTAGTTTGCAAATATATTCGTAATTACATGTAGTTGTTTTCATTGGGCATTCATATGCTTTTGATGTGGAAACGGAAACCCATCCAGATGGACTAATATTTTGTATATGGAAAAATCGCAATAATGGTGGAATAGAACTTTCATACAATACTAATGTGGTTTTTGAATATGTATATGGTTTTGGTCGGCGACCGCGGTCTTCGGTGTATTCATACCATAGATTTTTCACTTTATTCATAACAGCTATGTTTTTGAATACGAAATGCGCAAACTTATCCAATTTTCCACCAGTAAAGCCATACAATTTGTTGTATTCCACCAATTTAGCGCTAACAATTGATCGGTCATAATACATACCTATTTTTTGTCGTATTTCGCATAACAGACCGTTCACTGTGCTTTGTGTCCATGAATCGCCTACTTTTATATAGAAGAATGGTTGAAAATCTTTGATAAACAGGGAAAATGTTTCGCCAGTTTCATTCAACCCAAACATCTGTATGACAAACTGCGATTGATCCACTTTTTTTTCATATGGTTTTTGAGGGGTATATTCTTGATTTTCTGAGTCACTTGAACCATCGGCATCTTCGTCTTCCGATGTTTCTTCTTTTTCAGGTTGTTCGTCATATATATGAAAATCTAATAGGCGAACCGTTTTCATAACCGCACGCTTCGGTTTCGGTTTCGGTTTCACACTAGCATTTTTATGGGGGTCCGCATTATCCTTCGATAATAAATTATCTCCGGATAATCCTCGAACACCTACGCTCGTTCCGAGCTCCGGCGTTCTCGCAATTGTGGACATCTTTTTAATAGATACGACTTTATCGCTAATAGTTAACGTATTCATTTTCTGAAATAATAATTGGTTGGTTAATAATGATGCATACTATTTATATGTATTCATCATTTTCAATTTTCTATTTCCAACAAAAATACGATTAAGCCAGAAAAAATATATTCATAGCAGATTGAAATTATCTTCTTCGACTATGTCTAGAATGACGATTCTTGCGTCCTTTACGTGTCTTTTTTGACTTTTGACGCAAACCATTCATTGCCCATGCAATAATTGGACCTATTTCTCTAGGGCCTTCAAAATAGGATACTTTCCCATGTACAATCTTGAAAATAGTAGGAAATCCCTCCTGCAATTCCACTTTTTCATTTTTGTTTGTCAAATATTGATTCATTGTTCCTAAACCTTTTACAGGGTCATTCATTAATGAGTCTTCTACTTTATACACAACGGGTTTTGCATTTGGCGGAAACTTTTTCTCTATTTCGGTCTCTATTATTTCCCATTTGGGTTCAAGAACTTTACAATGCCCACACCATTCTGCATATATCAAACCTAAGACTAGTTTTGGATTTGTATTGGTGGATTTACGCGGTCTTCCACCTTCAGGTATATTCATTTTGTCTTCTGAAATGGTTTTTTTCATAACGTTCTCTAAAAAACGATGCATATCTATAAAATATACATAGAAAGTATCTATAGAAATCTTTTCGTCATTTAGTATATAATGAAACAAATACAATTCTTATTTACATTGTTTGTATTAATAGTATTTTTCATAGGAATATATGTATATTCATCTGGCAATTTGGACGCATTATTTAGTGTATCTCAATTAGAAGGTATGACGGTAGAAGGCTTACCTGAAAATAGTAATTACGGTGCAAATTGTCCAGATATGCTTATTCGTCAAGGAAATAATTTGTTGCTATATAATTCGCGCATTCCTGTAGTAAAAAATATGAATCCAATCGTTTTTTCCAATTTAGACGAATATATAGAGTTCTCTAGAAACGAGCGTAAAAAAGGCAATAGTTGCCCTGTTTTATTTTTACAACATGAAACAGATATACAAGGAAAGGATGTCTATAGAATGCGACCAAATCCATTTGATTTGCAGCCAGGTTTACCTACACAATCTGCTGAACAAATCTCTCGAAACCCAGCACCCGTAATTGATTCCAGTGATGATAATCCACCATTTAATGCTGGACAATATTCCGGGTTTGACCCAATGGGGTTATCTGTGGGAGTTTATACAAAATTAGACCAAATACACGAATCTACTAAGACACAAGAAGGACCATTCAGTGATAATCCAATGGACCCCAATTGGGGAGGTGTATTATATACACAAGGCAAAATCCAAAGTGGAAAATACGACGAAAATGCTGTGTATAAACCCAATTTGCTAACTATACACAATACACAATTCAATAGAGGACAATTCGGACATGAATCACCACCCAATGAACTGATTACTACACCACATTATTGATGTCTGGACGCATTTCACTGATAATCAAGCATCATACATTATCAAATAAAAATATATAATAAAATATCAAACAAATATATAATGTCATCTCAACCTATTGAATACAGTAAAAAATATGACGACATACCTGTCTCATTTTCGCAAGGTGCAATAGATGATATGACAGAGGCAGAAAAAAACGAGAAAAGAGAACAACTTGTGGAATATTTAACCAATTTAGGTATAGATAAAAACTGGTTAAACGTAGATAGTGAAATAAATGATGGTGGTATAAAAATAGATATACCTACAACAAAACACAAACATTTTCTTTATTTTATTGGACGTGCAAACCCGCCTCATGATGGACATATAAAAACAATAGTAACAATGATTAATGAAGCCAAAGCCCGTGATACCATACCATTGATTTTATTAGGTAGCGGACCAGGAAGAATACGAACATTAGACAATCCAATTCCATTTTCGGTAAAGGCACAATTTATAGAAGAAAAACTAGCCGACATTGGAATATTTCCAGAATCGTATCGTGTAATAGAAATGGAAAGCCCTGCTAAACAAATTGCGGAATATGTTACTTCAGCGGGAGATATTGCGTATGATGAAATAACTGTTACGCTCGTTGCTGGAAATAAAGAGAAGGATGCTAGCGGTAAACTTAATTTCACACTGAATGCAGCTGAACAAGCTGCTAAAATTACATGGGAAAAGGCTAAATTGAATATAAAAACGCACCCAGTTGAACCTACATACTCAACCTCAGATTCACCCGATTCAAATGCAAGTGCAATGTCAGCAACTAAAGTAAGAAAAAGTGTTTATAGTAATTATATTCAAGATAAACCATTCGAAGAATGGAATGAACAATATATATCGTTTTATGGAGACAATGCAGAAACCATGTATCGTTCTATTCTGGAACCAGCTTTATCGTTAGATAAACGTATAGTAAATTTTTATATAGAAAACGGTAAATTACCAACCAAAACAGAAACAAAACAATTACTAGAAAGCAGTTATAATACACAATCAGCGAGTAATAATTCAAATCGTGCTAAAACGTATAAAGCATCTAAAACGGTTAAAATGAAAAACGGCGGGGGCAAAAAACTATTTACTCATAAAAATAAAAAGCAAATGAAATATAACAAAACAAAATATAGAACCAAAAAACGAACTCTACGAAAATGTAAATAATTACTACAAGAATGTGTTATACAAACGTTTTTGTCATTTGTTTTCCAGCATTTACATTTTCCGAAATCTTTTTATAACACAATTCTTCATCCAAATCCAATAAAGCTTTTAGTTTCGATTTAATGCGGATATTTTGCATAATATCCTCATTCACCAATTCGCAATCTTGACTATATGCATTATCCAGTTTTTTCCGCATAAAACTCGGTTTGTTTGCTGGAGTAATAGGAGAACACTGAGGAGATTCATATGACTTATCTTGTTCTAATGCAATCAACAATTTTCCACGGGTTTTAGAGCTCATTTTTGGTTGAAGTATTATTTGTGAGAACAATGAAGCGATAAACGAGGAAAGGTCTTCTGGGTTATATAATAAATTATAAGGAAATGATATAACACTATTATGTATTTTACAAATCAATTTTATATACCTTTTTACATTTCAAACGCCTATTAGTTAATAATCCATTGGTATAATTTTTTGAATATATTCTGAAAAATAATTTCTCTCTTCTCTTGATAATAAACCAAATACAATATTAAACCTTATATTTAGTGAATAATTATATAAAATATGATTATCATAATTTTTTAAATGGATTTGAAAATGTCTATCTAAAATATTGTCAAACTGTTGTTTATTCATATAACAATTTGCTAACAATTTGTATTTTATAAGATTTGTATCATATTTATTATTTATCAGTTTTGTTTTTATTGTGTAATAATTTTTGATATCTTCTAATAATAATTTCGGTTGAATATTATAGGTATAAGGGATAATGTAATTAATAATAATATCAAATGGTATTCTTTCCATAAAAATATATTTTAATGTTAATTATTTTTTATATTATTTTTATACTATGAATAATCGGCATTTGAAATGAAAAAATGTGTAAAATAAACCAAAAACAATATTTTTATTTTCCTAAATATTCAATTACATTTTTAACACATGTTTTCGATATTTTCCGGGATTTCCCGTCATTATTACATACAATGTTCTCCAATGAGGTAGGATTTGTTCGTATTTCATCTATCAAATTAGAAAATGTGCCATATTGTTTCATAATTGCCATAGCAGTAACCGAACTAATCCCCGGTATTTGACATAATATGATATGGCCTATATTTTCCGGTGTAACATTGTCCTTTTTCACTTTTTTTACAACTGTGCAATAATTCGCAGAGGATATTTGTGTATTACCCGATGATGTATTTTCTTCGCAGGATAATCCTACATCATTTGAAATGGGTTCATTTGGAGAACT